TTCGTATCACGACGGACTACTACACCGACACTGAGATTCCGCAGCAAGTGCAGTATGCACAGGTTGTGCTGGCCACTTATCTCAACAACAACCCTGATGGCATTGGGCTAAGCGGGTTGGAAGACTACAAGAACGTCAAGATCGGCAGCCTGGATGTGACTCCTAACCTCGGTTACGGCGCTGTTGGTGTTGACAAGGTGCCGCCATTAATGGAGCGATACCTGACAGGGCTTAGAATAAGTGGACCAGGTAACTTTGCAATCCGCCGGAGCTAATCATGCCTGATCTTATCTCTCCTGCCGGCGGCGACATCGGCCTACAGCGTAGGTCTGATGGCAGCTATGCAAGTCTCGTAGCAGGTGGCGCATACCGCACCACCGCCACCATCACCCGCCCCAGCAACACGACCGCCTACACCGCTGGCGACGTGGTTGGTGACACCGGCGGCAGCGCAATTATCAGCCTGACCGCTGCTGGTCCCACTGCTGGCTTTGTCATCATCCAGAGCATCTCGCTGGTATTCAGCGACAGCACGGTGCCATCTGGTATGGGTGCGTTTCGTTTGCACATGTACAGCGCCAGCCCGACCGCTATTGCAGATAATGCAGCCTTTGACTTGGTGAGTGGTGAGCGTGACACCTACATGGGTTACATCGACCTGCCCGCACCGCAAGATTTGGGCAGCACTATATACACACAGGTGGACTACCCCGGCAGGCTAGTCAAGCTAGGCGCCGCCAGCACCACGCTGTTTGCTGAGCTTGAAACCCGTGGCGCCTACACCCCGGTAAGTGCCAGCACGGTGGCCATCCGCGTGAATCTGCTGGAGGCAGGTCTCTGATGCGCGGCTCCGCAGCGTTCCGGGCAGCAGTTGCGCCTGGTGGTGTCTTAGCTGGACCATGGGTACGTAATGAACTGTGGCGTGGTGCTCGTGCGGTGCCAAGCCTTGACCTGCGCTTTGCTGAAAACAAATCCCTAGTTGACGCCACTACTGGGGCCGACCTCGTCACCTTCACCCGCGCCAGTAGTGGGACGTTTGTCGGCAGCGACGGGCTGATCAAGACGGCGACGACGAACGAAGCACGGTTTGACCACAACCCCACGACCGGCGAAAGCCTTGGGCTGCTGGTGGAGGAGCAGAGGACGAATATAGCGCTACAAAGCAACGGATTTGATACGTCGTGGACAAATACAGAATCCGTCGAAACTGCCAACCAGGCAACCGCACCTGATGGCACTAATTCAGGATGGAAGCTGGTTAATACTGCGGTCAGTCAAGGCCACAACATTTTTCAGTCTGTAGCTTGGACTGCGGTAACAACAACTGTTTCGGTATTTGTTAAGTATCTAGACCATCGCTGGGTCGGCATTCGCATGGGTGCTGCTGGGAACCAATTTTTTGGTAGTTGGGATTTGCAAAATAGCGTTGTTGGATCGGTAACAGCAGGCGCAACAATAGGAATGCAGGCATTTGGCAATGGTTGGTATCGCTTGACGCTAACAGCAACACTGACTTCAGCAGGTGGTGCAAACCTTATTATTGGATTGAATAACGCAGATGCAGTTGCCTTAACAACTTATACGGGCACAGGAACAGGCATTTACATATTTGGCGCCCAAGTCGAGGTTGGAGCCTTCCCCACCAGCTACATCCCCACCACCAGTGCCACGGTCACCCGCAGTGCTGATGTGGCCAGTATTACGGGGACTAACTTCAGCAGCTGGTATCGGCAGGATGAGGGGACGCTTTACGCAGAAGGCAGCGTTCCTGTTGGGGTGTCTGGCGCCAGAGCACTTGCCAGTATTAGTAACGGCACCAATAACGAGCGCATCATCATTGGTCATAACGGCACAACTGCTGCGAACGGGCTTGTTGTTGATGGCAATACCAGTCAGACTTCTTTTACAGTTACTGCCAATAGCTTCCCTCCTGGAGAACGCAAAAAAGTGGCATTAGCCTACAAGGTTGATGACTTTGGATTTACAACAGTCCCAGGCACAACAGTTGAGCAGGACTCAAGTGGAACACTTCCTACGGTTGATCGCCTACAAATCGGTAATGCGCCTGGTCGAACAGAGCCCAACCAGCCCATCCGCCGCCTCACCTACTGGCCCCAGCGCCTCCCAAACACCACCCTCCAGCAGATCACCCAATGACGACTTATCTCCGCTTCCCCGATGAAGCCACCGGCATGGTTGCCCTATATGATGCTGGCCTTTTAGACAGTTACACTAGTGAGGTGATCACCGCTAGCCACACCCATGCCCTTGATGTGATCGGCACCATCTCCCGTGGTGGTGAATGGGACGAAGAGGGTAATGTGATCACCCCGCCTGAAGTGCTCGATGGCTGGCACGTCAACTATGTCGGTGAGGTGCCTGAGGGTTGGGAACAGTATGCGGTGACCCCTGAGCAGCCGGTTAGAGTCTGGCTATGAGCGTTCAACCCGGCCAGCACAATATCGCCATCCAGCGTCGGGCTGATTACGACCTCTCGCTGCAGTTTAAAGATTCCAACAATGCCAATATCAACCTGACCGGATGGACTGCTTACGCGCAAGTGTGGAATGAAGGCCGCACCACCAAATATGCTGATTTTGCTGTTACCTACACCAACCGCTCTGCTGGGCAAATCAGCATTGCATTGACCGATACGCAGACTGCAGGCTTTCCCAATGAAGCCTATTACGATGTTTTGCTGGAAGACTCCAGCGGCTTGCGCAACTATTACCTAGAAGGCATCGTATTCGTCTCGGAGGGCTACACAGCACCATGACATCCGTAATCGTCAACGAGGCTACTAACACAGTCACTGTTACCACGCCAGGCCCTGCAGGCCCATCTGGCGCGGCTGGCGTAATGGTGCGCGGTCAAGCCAGCAAGATGGACTCCGGCACCATTGACATAGTTACGCAGGGCGTATATGTCACCACCGGATTAACTGCAACGCTTGACGCCAGTACTGTCAACGGCATGACGCTTGGCACAACACATGCCTTTGCATTGAAGAACACCAGCGGCGCCACCAAGCTGATGCAGATCTACGGCAGCATCGACGCCAAGACCGCCACCGGCAACAACAAAGTGCTCGGCATCAAGCTGGCCAAGAACGGCACCGCCATAGATCAAACCGAGTGCCGCGCCTTTACTGGCTCCGGCGCGGAAGAAGCCAAGTTGGTCACCAACTGGATGATCAGCATGGCCGCTAATGACGAAGTGGCGCTGTTCATCGCCAACCACAGCGGCACCGAAAACATCAGCTTCGGCCGCGGTCGCCTCGTCGCCACCGAGGTGTTTGCATGACACTAGCCAGCCCTCTACGCAAGGTTGCCAGCAAGTTGATGGCTCGTTTTGGCGGCACTATCACATTGCGCAGTGTGACGATTGGAGTCTACAACGCAACTACTGGCACCATTAGTGAGACAGTCGTAGACACAACCGTTCGGGGCGTGTTGGAGGATGTGAATCTGCGCGAGGTGAACGAACTGGTGCAAGCTGGCGACAAACGGCTGACCATTGCGGCTGCAGACATTGCGGCGGCGCCTAAGACTGCTGATCGTGTGGTCATTAGCAACATCACGCATCAGATCATCCGCGTCCAGACGATCGAGCAGGACAACACCGCGATCACCTACGAGCTTATCCTGAGAGCATGAGCAACCTGCCCGTCAATCAAATCGGTAACTACATGGGCAACCAGCTTGAGAAGCTGTTGCGCGTAACGGTGCTGGAGACTGACGCAAGGCTTAAGCAGCAAAGCCCGGTCGATACTGGACGGTTCCGCGTTAGCTGGCAGATTGGCCAGAATGCAGCCGATGGCACGCCTGCGCCTGAGGGTAGCTACGGAGCTGGCATCACACCGCCCAGAGGCAGCAACTACCAGCCAGGCCAGGAGAAGCTAGGTAACTACTACAGCGTCCACAACAACCTGCCGTATGCCGAGCCGCTGGCAGTGCAAGGTACAAGCAAGCAAGCGCCGGCAGGATGGGTAGACCGCACAGCTCGTGAGATGCAGAACTTTGTCAATACGAACTGGGAGCGCATCAGGAGGCAAGGCTGATGGCTGCTGCGAACCTCAACACCGTCCGCGCCACCATCGAGGCACGGCTTGCCACTGAGCTGGCGGCATCACCCGCCATCCCTGTGGTGTTTCACAACCAACCCTATGTGCCAACACCTAACAGCTCATGGGTACAATGCCTAGTCAGCTTTGGCGCCAACGAATACCTGACCCTAGGTGGCACCACAGGCAGCAGCAACAGCATCATCGGTGTAATCGCCATCAATATCTTCTCACCGCTTGGCGTTGGACCTGGCGCTAACCTAACAATCGGAAAGCGTATTCGAGACCTTTACAATAGGGTGGTGGTATCAGGTGTTCACTTTGATCCACCAATCGGACCCGAGGTAGTGGCTTCGCCAGCGCCAGAGGGTTTCTTTCAAACTCAGGTCAGACTGACCTTTGAAACCTTCGAGGATCTGTAACCATGGCTTTTTACCGAGGGCAGCAAGGCAGCGTCAAATTTGACGATGCTGGCGCTACCGGCGTCACCATTACCAGCACCCGGTCGTGGTCGCTGACCGTTGAGAAGGAATCGCTCGACACCACCGCATTGGGCGCCACCTATCGGGCAAACGTCGGCGGTCTGATCAGTGGTAGCGGCACTGTTGAAGTGCTGTACACCGCCAGCAGCTCTGACGAGACCAACGTGTTCATCGAGCACGTCAACACCGCAACCGATGAGGGGCTTGCGTTGTTTGAGCTGTTCCTGGACACCACCGGCACCAAAAAGATCAGCTTTGACGGTGTGATTACCTCGGCTGAATACTCGGCTACCGTGGGTGAAATCGAAGTCATTACCATGAACTTCGTCACCAACGGCGCCATTACCCTGGACATCTGATCATGGCTTTTTATCGCGGGCAACAGGGCACTGTCTTCTTTGACAAAGCTGGCAGCGGCGGTTTGTCCGAGATCGCTGCAGTGCGGTCCTGGAGCATGACCGTTGAGAAGGAGTCACTGGACGTGACATCCCAGGGCGCCACTTACCGCGCCAACGTGGGCGGCCTGATTAGCGGCTCGGGCACCATCGAGGTGATGTATGACGCGCCTGGCGCTGGTGACAAACTTGATCTGATCAAGGATGTCAATCAGGCTACCGATGAAGCTGATGCAGCCGTTGAGCTGTACCTTGACGAAACTGGTGGCAAGAAGATCACCGGCACCATTGTAGTGACTAGCACCGAGTATTCGGCTACTGTTGGCGAGATCGAAATTGTTACCATCAGTTTCGTGTCTAGCGGTACTCTCACTCTGTCTATCTGATGCCTGCATCACAACGCCCCGTTGATCTGCTCACCGGGGCTTTTGATCTTAACCAGCGCCGTAAATTCAGCATCAAGAACGATGCTGGGGCAGTGGTGCTGGATTTGTACTTTAAGCCGATCACTCGCGCTGACCGTAAGCGTGCAACAATGTTGGCGGGTTCAGACGAGGCGCTTGAGATCAGCACGCAGATGCTTTGTCAAATGGCAGAGCTTGAGGATGGCACCAAAGCCTTTGCTGCTGCTGATGCCGCCAAACTGCAACGCGAGCTGCCTGAGCGCGTGCTGAACGAGCTTGAGCTGTTCCTGTTCGGTCTTGGCGATGATTCCGGGCTTGAGGAAGCAAAAAAAGGCTAGGCCAGGATAGCTGGCTCTTTTTTGAGTTCTTCCTGGCCACTGAACTTGGCATGACGGTCAGCCGGCTGCGAACTGAGCTGACCGATGCTGAGTTCACCCATTTTGCAGCGTTCTACGAAATCAAAGGCGAGCGCGAGAAAGAAGCAATGGACAAAGCCCGTCGCCGGTAAACTGGTGCTATGGCAGTCTCCAACGTTGAGCTAAGGGTTGACTCGCGGCAGGCGGTCAATGCACTGCGCGATGTCAACCGTGCATCGGCTCAGACTGAGTCCAGCATTGGCAAACTGCAAAGCACGATCGGCAAATTAGCCGGATCATTTGCTGCTATTCAAGCTGCCCGGTTTGTATTTGTCAAAACCGCTGAAATTGAAAGTCAGACGCGCAGCCTTCAAGTTTTAACTGGCAGTGTTCAGCAGACAAAGCAGATCATTCAAGAGCTGCAGCAATTAGGTGCTGTCACTCCATTTACAAGCAGTGAGCTGATTGATTCAGCGAAACGCCTGCAGGCTTTTGGTGTTGAAAGCAGCAAGGTTGTTGAAGTTACCAGGCAGTTAGCCGATGCGTCTGGCGCTACTGGCGCTGAACTTCAGGGCCTCGTTACTGCTTACGGGCAGGTTATAGCCAAGGGCAGGCTGCAGGGTGAGGAGCTTCTGCAATTCCAAGAGCGCGGCGTGGGACTGCAGCAAGAGCTGCAAAAAATGTATCGCCTCAGCGGCGAAGAGCTGCAGGATGCTTTAAGCAAAGGGCGCATCAGCGCAGAGGCAGTAGAGATTGCATTCCAGCGCTTGACCAGCACTGGTGGCAAATATGCCAATGGCGCAATCACGCAAAGCGATACATTAAACGGGAGGTTGTCAACCTTACAGGATGGAGTTGAGGCTTTAGCTCGTCGAATTGGGCAAGCATTAACGCCTGCACTTAAGGCAATTTTCAATCAAGCTATTGCTGTTGTTGACGCAATCAATGCTGCATTAGCGGCAGGTCGTGGTGGTGGTTTTACGCGAAGCGTTGCGGGGGCGCGTCAGTTTCTCAATATTGGCGCAACTTCTCAGGCAATTGACAATATTGCAAAAGGAGTTTCCCAAGTTGGGGCTCAAAAAAACAAAACCGGAATCCAGCAAAACCTGCAGGCGCTGCAGCAGTATCAACGTCTTCTGCAAAGTGTTGGGCCAGACGATCCAAATGCAAGTCGCGCTGTTCAGCTGCAAGGCGTAATTTTTGACAAAATTCAGCAAAACGTAGCGGCACAAAAACAGCTAAATCAGCAAACATTTAAGAGCGCAAATCTTTTTAAGATCCCGGAGCTGCTGGGTGGAACTGGTGGTAAAGGCGGCAAAAAGGGCAAGTCAGATGTAGAGCGCGAAGCTGAGCGTGCAGCCAAGGCAGCCGCAGAAGAGCAGAAACGTGTTGCTGAACTTTTACGCGACCGCATGTTTGAGGCTGAAGTCCTCAAGACCAAATCAGAGCTACAAGATAAAATTACTGCCGCCGAGATTTCGGGCGACGCAATGCTTGTTGCTCGCTTAAAGGGCACCGAGCGCGAGATTGAAATTCAAGCGCGTTACGCGCAAGAGCTAGCCAAAGAGACGGATGCACGGGCGCAGCAAGCGATGATTTACAAGGGGCAAGTCGAGCTTGTCGCCAATCAGCGTGATGTACAGCGCGAATTAAATGAGCTGCAGCGCAAAGCTGATCAAGACAATTTCAACGCGTTACAAAAACACATCGAACAGCAATATCAACTAAATATCGGTGTTCAGCAGCAGCTGTCTTTTGCGGAAAGTTTGGCTGGCACCCTTGGGCAAAGCATGACCTCCGCGTTTGATGCGCTAATCACTGGTGCGGATAACTGGGGAGAGAGTTTGAAACAGATTGCCTCTGGGGCTCTTGTTGACATTGCCAAACAGTTGGTAAGAATTTTCATTATTGAACAGGCGATTCAAGGCATCAAAAATTTCCTGACTCCATTTAGCGGCTCAACACCGCTTGGCGCAGGTGGCGGCACAATTGGACGGTTTGGAACTTTTGGGCCTAACTACGGCATCCCACAGCGTGCCATGGGCGGCAGCGTCCGAGCAGGTCAGCCTTACCTCGTTGGCGAACGTGGCCCTGAGTTGTTCATGCCAGGTCGCAGCGGTGGCATCGCACCTACAGGCAGCTTCGGTGGCGGCGCCAACATCGTCGTCAACGTCGATGCAGCAGGCACGAACGTTCAAGGCAACGATCAATCTGGCAGGCAGCTAGGCGCTGTTATTGGTGCTGCAGTGCAGGCAGAATTGATCAAGCAGAAGCGCCCAGGAGGCTTACTCGCATAATGGCTACCTTTCCTGCGATCACACCGGCTTACGGGGCACAGAAGACCAGCAGGCCGCGTATTCGTGTGGCTCAGTTTGGAGATGGATATGAGCAGCGCACCAGCTTTGGCATCAATCAAAATCCAAAAGAATGGTCGTTGACGTGGAATAACATCACGGAAGCAAACGCCGACACGATTGAGGCATTCTTAGATGCACGCGCAGCTGATGGTGCATCCTTTGACTGGACACCACCGGCGGAATCTACGTCATACAAATGGGTTTGCACTGAATGGGATAAGCAGATCAACTACACAGGACGCGCAACGATTACCGCTACCTTCCGCCAGGTGTACGAAGCATGACGGTCCCGCAGTCAATCCAAGAACAATTACAGCTACTCAATCCTTCGGCAATTATTGAGCTGTTCCAGCTGGAGCTAACTGAGCTGGTTAACGGAATTGACCTAACGCTGTACTACCACGCCGGTAAAAACGACCTAACAAACGACATTGTTTTTGGCGGAACAACCTACAGCGCTTATCCGATTGAGGTTGACGGGTTCGAGCTGACTTCAAAGGGTACACTGCCGCGCCCAACGATGCGGGTGTCCAACATTGCTGGCTCAATCACGCAAATACTGCTGTTGTACAAAGTCCTCAACGCCAAGTTGACGCGGATTCGTACCTGCAAAAAATTCCTTGATGGCGTCAACTTCACTGGCGGCACTAATCCAACTGCTGACCCAACGGCAAAATTCACCGACGAAGTCTGGTACGTGGACCGTGTCAGCAGCGAAAATCCAACGACAGTCGAGCTAGAACTAACCAGCAAGCTGGATCTAATCAACCTCGCCCTGCCTCGCCGTCAGGTACTGGAGCATTGCCCATGGAAATATCGCGGCGTTGAATGCGGTTACACCGGCAGCGTGTATTTCGACATCAACGACAACCCTGTGACTAACTCAGCTCAGGATGTATGCGGCAAGCGGTACAACAGCTGCGCCAAGCGATTTACCAGCGGCAATTTGCCGTTTGGAGGCTTCCCTGGTGCTCGACTTCAGATCTGAGGCGCGCGAGCACGCTATCGCGGTTCACCCCCAAGAATCCTGCGGTCTGCTGGTGCGTGTCCATGCTGGCGAGGTGTACTGCCCATGCCGCAATGTCTGCGAAAACCCGGAAGAGCATTTCATCATCCATCCGCAGGACTACCTTCGTGCCATCATGCGGGGCGAACTTGTCGCCGTAATCCATTCGCACCCTGACGGCACTCCACCCAGCGAGGCGGATCAGCTGGCGTGTAGCACACTGGGCGTACCGTGGCACATCTACCTTGTCCCACAGGACCAATGGTTGACTATCAATCCCTTGTAGGACTGCCGTGGGAATACGGCAAACAGGACTGCTACACGGTGGTACGCCAGTATTTTGCGCTGCAGGGCGTGACGCTGCCGGACTTTGACCGCCCGGATGAACTGGATCTCAGCCCCAGCATTTATCTCCGCGAAGCAGTGGCATTGGGTTTCAAGCAGGTGTCCTTTGTTGAGCGCCGCCCAGGTGACGTGCTGATCATGCGGCTTGGGACACTTCATCCGATGCACGCCGCTGTGCTGGTGGACTACGACCGAATCCTGCATCAGTTCAACGACACTCCAAGTGCTGTTGAGGATCTCCGCAGTTACTATGTAAGGAGCATTGCAGCGGTGTTCCGATATGCAGCGGGTCCGGCTGCTGGGTGAATTAGGCGACCGCTTCGGAGCAGAACACGAGTTCTACAACCTTCGCACGCCAGCAGACGCGATCAAACTGCTGTGCATCAACAACGAAGAATTCCAAACATTTTTAATTGAATCGCACGAGAAGGGTATTGGTTATCGGTTGTTGCAGGCTGATATAGATCTGGATTACAGCGATCTGCATTTGCCACTAGGTCATAAAGATCTTGTGCTTGTGCCAGTTATCGCTGGGAGTGGCAAAGGACTTACACAAGTACTGATTGGTATTGGCTTAATTGCTGCATCTTTTTTGATTCCTGGTGCGGCGGCTATCGGCACATTTGGTTTAACAAAAGCGATTGCGGTCAAAGGTCTTGTAGCTGGCATTGGCGCAACACTGGCGTTAGGCGGTGCGGCGCAACTTCTTTCCCCGCAACCTCAAGTGCCAACTCTTAGCGGGAATCGGTTTGGCAGCGGCACTAACGCCAGCACTCGCGGTCCTCAATCCGAAACTCGTGGCGCCGACGGTCAGCAATCCTACGCCTATACCGGCGCTGCAAATACGGTTGGTATGGGCGCTGTTGTGCCTGTCGCTTACGGCAAGGTTTTGGTGGGCAGCCAGCTACTTTCTGCCAATGTTGAAGTTACCGATGAGTCTGACCCACTGAGCACCGCGATCAAAACACCAAGCTTTGATACAATCCGCATTGGCGGTGAACCGGTTGGCTATGGCTACAGCGACGTATCGGGTATTCAAACACGCCGGACCGACCAAGACAGTTTTGGTGGCGCTGATCAATACAATTTGTACTACAACATTGGGCTGTCAAACGGCGCTCAATCGACATACTTTTTCGACACAAGAGACGGCAAACGCGACCGTTTTGGTGTGTGTTTGGGCATTCCAGCTGGTATCCGTGATCGTGTATCTGGCGCAGGTTCAAGCCTTGTCGACGGTTTTATTACCTATCGCGTTGATGTGTTGAGAGGCAGAAGCCAAGACTTACTTGGCAGTATCCAGGCCACAATTCAAGGCTTGGCATTTGGGCATTACCGTTGGGTACATCGTTTTGTCCACGCCGATAACCCAAGCGACAATGGCACGATTCGGGTAGAAATCATCGACTTCCGCTGCGAAGGCGACGTGTACCTGCAACTCCAAGGTTTCGGATACGACTTGTAATGGCGCTCAATTCCACCTCTACGATCAAGATCCTGGATCTTCTTTGCGAAGGTCCGATTGATGGCATCGAGGGTGCCGAGGCTGGCGTTTATCTTGATGAAACCCCGATTGTTAGCGCTGGCAACAGAAATTACCCGCAGCAGGACGTTAATTACGAATTCCGGGAAGGTACAGCTAGCCAAAACGCACCAAGCACCGCCCCCGGTGTTACCTCCACTGTCACGGACATCAATACACAAATCGGCACAAACTACAGCGAAGACTTAAACGCAGACAATCTTGTCGTCAACCGAAATTACGGTGGCGGCCAACTGGTAAGACAAATAACCGATACAGACATCGACTCATTCCGCATTCTGTTTACAATCCCCAAGCTGTTCTCTGTCGCCAAAGAAGGACTGGCGCAAGGGCAACTTTTTAGCGCAACGATTGGCATCATTATCCAGGTTCAGTCACGCGGCAGTAGCTACAACACTGTCTATACCCGCCGCATCACTGGTACCTCAACAACAAACTACCAGTTCACCACACCAACCATCAATCTTGATGGCGTAGGCCCTTGGAATATCAAGGTCATCAAAGAAGATCTTGGCGAAGACGGTTTTGAGGTTAAATACTTTAATTTCCGCGACAATCCTCAAAACACCTCCATCGCCAATGATCGCGGCAATGAAATCCTTTGGACCAGCCTAATTGAACAGCAAAACATCCGTACTGGTTATCCGTATTCCGCTGTCGTCGGTCTTTCCGTATCTACCCGTCAATTCAGCAGCCTTCCAACTCGCGCTTATTTGATTCGTGGTCGCAAGGTCTTGGTGCCAAGCAACGCCACTGTTCGTCCTGACGGCAGCTTGCAGTTTGATGGCGCATTTAACGGCAGCCTGCGTGGTCCGGTATGGACAACCTGCCCGGTCTGTTGTTTTTACGACATGCTCACCAACCCGCGTTATGGCGCTGGTGACTTCATCACATCAGCCAACCTGAGCTGGACAGATCTGTATCCACTGGCGCGTTACGCCAACCAGCTAGTTACCACACCAGACAACACACAAGAACCACGTTTTGCCTGCAACGTCCTAATTGGTGACCAGGCAGATGCGTATAACGTCCTGCAGGATCTGGCCAGTGTATTCCGTGGTTTGTTGTACTGGTCTGCCGACGCGGTGCAGGCTGCTGCAGATCACGGCAATCTGGACGGCACCAACATCTCACCAGCGCACGTATACACCAATGCCAACGTTATTGATGGCGTATTTGAGTATTCCGGCAGCTCGCTAAAATCACGCGCCACCAGCATCCGCGTCCGCTACAACGACCCTGAAAATTTCTACAAGTCGAACTACGTCGTCGTTGAAAACAGCGATCTGATCAGCAAGTACGGCTATCAAATCCGCGAAATTGTTGCTTTTGGCGCTACCTCAAAGTGGCAAGCCCAGCGCGTTGGGCAATGGATTCTCAAGACCGAAGAACTAAAAGGCGACACGGTTACGTTTACCACCGGCTTGGCTGGTGCGGTGGTGCTGCCTGGGCAGGTCTTTGCTGTTGCTGATCGCCTTCGTCAGGGCACCCGTGTCGCAGGTCGTATTAGCAGCGCCACCACAACTGCAATCACCTGCGATCAGACGATCACGTTGCCATCTGGTGGCAGCCACGAAATTACCTGCATCCTGCCGGACGGAAGCGTTGAAACCCGCAGCATCACCTCCGTCGCTGGCGCTGTTGTCAACATTGGCACTGCATTTACAACTGCGCCGCAATCGCAAGCGATTTACAGCATCAGCAGCTCGGCACTAAAAGAACAGAAGTTCCGTTGTATCAGCGTTGCCGATAACGGTGACGGACAATTCAGCATCACAGGCGTTGTTCACAATGACAGCATTTATAACGCTGTTGACACTGGAACGAATCTGACATTTAACGACGTTACCAGTTACGACACTAACCCCGATCCTGTCACCAACCTGACGCTCACAAACACGCAGATTGTCGTCAATAACAACAAGGCAAACCGCCTACAAGCCGCATGGTCGCGTGCCACTGATGGGCAAACGTTTGGTTTTGAAATTCGCTACAAAATTGGCGAAGGAAATTACATCACAGGCGAGTTAACTGAGGCTTCGTACTTTGTTGATTATTTGCCGCCCAGCACTACGGTCAAGTTTGAAGTGCGCGCCATTGGGCAGTTGCCGCTCAAGCGCAAATCAATCTGGTCTACTGCCACGATCACAACTCCTGCAGATGGCACCAGCATTTACGATCCAACGCTGCCGCCTGATCCGCAAAACGTCACCATCGAGGCTTTCGGTAACGACCAAGTTCTGCTGCGCTGGAACAAACCGATTGCGGCTAACAGCTTTGAACTGATCGCTGTTATCCGCCACAGCAGCAAAACAGACGGCACTGGCGAATGGGCGGGCTCCACGCTGGTATCGCAATCAATTACCGCCAATACTGCGCAGGCAATTCTGCCGCTGATTGAAGGCGAGTATCTGATCAAGTTTGAAGATCGCAGTGGACGTCGCAGTAACAATGCTGTCAGCGCAACGATTGATCTTCCTAATCCCATTCCCCGTTTCAAC